AAAAAAACATTAAAACAATTATATAAAATATTAGATGATAAAAATAAAAGAGCAGATGATAATAAATATAACTCAACTGAACAAGAAAAATACGGACAAGAAGCTTATGATGTATCTCAATTAATACTTAACGAAGAGATTAAATTAATTAATTTTTTAAGAAATAAATCATATAGCAAAGAAGAAAAAAAGGATATATTTGATAAAATTCAAAGTCGTAAAATTATGAGTAAAAAGGATATACCTCCTCCTAAAAAGGCAGATTCTGAAAGCGATAAGGAAAATAAAAAGCCAGAAATTCCTAAACCTTCTCCTAAAACAGTTTCTAAAGTTCCTAAATCTGTTTCAAAATCAGTTTCAAATTCCTTAACTAAAACACAACAAAATAACCTAATCCGTAAAATCCCAGATGATATGTTTACAAGAGAGGAAATATTAAAAATTGTTGAACATATTCGTAACGGAACAATGACTGAAGCCTCACAAATGCCTAATCCTACAAAGAAAGAGCCTAAAGTGCCTCTAGATGATGTCGTGTTAGATAAAAAGAAGAAAATAAAAGGCGGAGCATTAAAAGCAGTAGTAAAACAAGGGAGGCCTAAAAAAATTAAAACTGAAGAACAAATAAAAGCAGAAGAAAAGGCTATAGCTGATAAACTAAAAGCCAAAGAAGCAAAACTAAAACCTTATTTTAAAATAGGTGAAATACCAAAAGGATTCCGTAGAGCTTCGATGTTAGAAGCCAAAGAAGCAGGTAAAATTAATTATTGGGGTATTAAGCAAGTAGATAATAAAATTTTAACTCTAACAGAAGAAACAGACCCTAAAAAAATAAAGGCTAAAATAGCGGAAAAAACTGTAAAATTAGGTGGTTTAATGGGTAAATTTTCGAAGATTAAAAAGGATATCGTAACTGCTAAGAATAGCAATGATAATAAAGCAGAAGTTAAATTAAATGGCGAACTTGATGAACTTAAGAAAGTTATTTTACAATCTAATAATGAATTAACAGCATTAAAGGATAAGCTTAAGAAACGTAGTGGTACAGGGGTAAATAGTACTAATACAGATGATGACGCCGACAGCGACACTGATAATATAGGCGAATAAATATTTATTTAAAAAATATAAAACAATATAAAAAACTAAATATATAATTTTTTATAGTATAATGTCATTAACGGATGAACAAATAAACGGATTAGCTAAAAAAATGAATATTCCAATAGGAGGAGTATATTTTAAAGATGAATTAAAAAATATTGATTATAATAAATCATACTTTATAAATATGCAAGATTCAGTCGATGAAAAAGGACAAATGAACCCTGGAACGCATTGGGTATTACTTCAAGTAAATAAAAGCCCTAATGGTAAAATTCAACCAATATATTTTGATTCGTACGGAATGCCTCCTCCGACTGATATAAAAGAATTAGTTAAACGAGAAACCAAATTAATATTACCTCATACTAAAAAAGATATACAAAGTTTAATGAATAATGCATGCGGTTTTTATTGTTTAGCTATGGCTCATTTCATAAATGCTTCTAAATTTAGAACAGGAGATTTATATAATGACGTAAACACATTTTTAGATATGTTTGACGACTTAAACCACAGCGTAGACTGGAAAAAGAATGAGTATATATTACTTCATTTTTTCCGTTCAGAAGACCCTCAGCTAAGAAAAGCAATTGATAATATTAAACCAATTGACTCGATTAAAAACGAAAGCGAGAAGGGAGGTATTGATGCCTTTAAATTACCTGTTTCAATTAAATATATCGAAAAATAAACAGTATAAAAAAATAATTATATAATCTATTATATGAGTATTAAAATAAAAAAATCCGAGCCTATATTATCCGATAAACCTAAAAGAGTTTATCGTAAGCGTAAAGTAGAATTAATGGAAAGTAATCAAGTAATTGACCCTGCTAAAATGGATGAGAAAATAAACGAAATTGTTGAAGAATTAGATAATAACAAGCCCTCAAGTGTAGAATTAGAAAACAATAGTATATTAATTAGATACCCTCTATTAAACAATTTAGAACATGAAGAACTCAAGAAAAAAATACTTGCATTATTTAGCTAAAGATTACATATATATTTATTTAAAGAAATAAGTATATAATATTTTATAAAAAGATGATTAAATATAATGATTCTGAACCCTCAAATTTTGAAGTAAAGGAAAATACTAAAATATTTTATATGTCTAATGTATCATTATATGAGGATAATTTTTTAGGAGTTAAGAAGGAAATTAAAAATATAAATATGCCGTATAATTTAGAGTATTTTGTATTTCATGAAAGAGATTCAACCCAAAAGGACAAAGCGGGTAAATATGGAGATAAAAAGAAAGATAGACAGGAATATTTTACAAACTATATTAATAAAATAATTGGTAAATTTAAATTGCCGTTCAATTGTAAAGTTTTATTTTACGGCATTTATAATTACCATAATAAATTTTATGAAATAAATTATTTTTCAGAAATTAAACCACAATTATATATTACAAAATGCGATTTTTACATAATGGATGATAATATTAAAAGTTTAATAAATGATTTGAGCGTAGATTCAGATACTCAAGCATCGTTAATTAAATTATATTGTAAAAGACGCTCGCCGTACATAATTTATAAAATCCATAATGATAAATTATTAATGAAAATTATTCAAGATATCGCAGTGCTTAAAACAAATATTGAACGTGAAGAAAACATAATTAAAGCTAAAATGATATAAATAAAATATAAATGCCAGCTAAGAAAAAAACTAATGATGATGATATAATTAATTTTTATGAACATATACCTAATAAATATAAAGATGATGCAGAAAACCCAAATTTTGATGTACATAATATAAATTTACCCTTTAGAATGGAAATTGTAGCTCCTAGTGGTTCAGGTAAAACAAATTTTTTAATGAATTTATTAAAAGTATTTAGTCAAGGAAAAGGAACATTTATAAGTGTTGATATCATAACGGCGAATAAAGATGAACCACTTTATAAATGGTTAGAAACAGAATATAAAGGCTTTACAGTTAAAGAAGGATTAGAAAATACGCCCTCATTGGATGATTTTGATAAACAATATAATCATTTAGTAGTATGGGATGATTTAGTATTAGAAAAAAATCAGAAAGTAATTGAAAAATATTATTTACGAGCAAGAAAGCAAAATGTAAGTGTTGTTTATCTTTCTCAATCATATTATGATATTCCTAAATTTATTCGCAAGAACTGCAATTATTTAGTATTGTTAAATCTTAACGGTTCTAAACGTGAATTAACAGCTATTTTAAATGAAGCATGCACAAATGTAAATAAAGAAACGCTACTGAACATATATAGAGATGCTACAAGTGAAAATTTAAGACCTTTAATTATTACACTTGGTAAAGTTGATGATAATAAAAAATATCGCAAAGGATGGAAGCAATATTATTCCATTAAAGAGTGGTTTAAACCTGATAAAAAGCCCTCAAAAAAATATAATTCTGATTCTGACAGTGAATAATTTATTTAATTTAAAATTTAAGTATATACTTAATTTATATAATGGAAATTGAAAAACAATTGAGAATTTCACGCCCTAATTTATCAGATTCATCTATTAAAACATATACAAGCTTATTGCAAACAGTTTATAATAATATTTTTAAAAAAGAAAATATTAACATGTCAGATTTTAAAAATGTTGATAAAATATTAAATCATCTAAAAAATATTAAACCAGTAACACGCAAAACAATATTAAGCGCTTTATATGTATTAACAAAGAATGATGATTATAAAATTAATATGTTAGAAGATATAAAGGAAAATGACATAATTCAAGAGAAACAGGAAAAAACGGAAACACAAAAAAATAATTGGTTAGAAACTGATAAATTAAATGAAACGTTAGATGAATTAAAAAAGAAAGCGTTACATGCATATAAAACTAAAGATTATCAAACAATTCAACAGTATATTTTAGTAGCATTGTTAAGCGGAAAATATATTCCTCCAAGACGGGCGAAAGATTACACAGAATTTAAAATTAAAAATATAACTACAAATGATAATTATATTAAAGGTAATAAATTGTATTTCAATAATTATAAAGGTTCTGATAAAAAAGGGACTCAAATAATAGAAATACCGATAGAACTTAAACGCATATTAACTAAATGGATTAAACTAAATCCTACTGATTACTTATTTTTTGACGCACATAATAATAAATTATCAAATGTTACATTGAATCAAAGACTAAATAAAATATTTGGTTCAAAAATATCCGTAAACGCCATGAGACATACCTTTTTAACTGATAAACATAAAGACACTGTTAAAAATATAGATGAGTTGAAAAAAGATATGCATTCTATGGGTAGCTCAATACTTCAAGCTAAAGTATATATAAAGAATGATAAATGATAAATAAATTAATCAAATGAATTTTCTAAAAAAATAAAAAAAAAATAAATTTTTAAAAAAAAGTCTTGGATAAAATTTGAAAAAATAAATATATAGTATAAGTATAAAATAAAAAA